CTAATTGCACAGGAAGTTGAAATAATAGAAAAAGCTAATGGTTATGGATCTACTGAAAATGATCGTTTATTTTTTAGTAAGTCAGCAGATGAAAAACGTTATGGCTTAAAGTATGCAAGATTAGTTCCTGTTCTTATAAATGCTATAAAAGAATTATCAACTAGAGTCACAGCCCTCGAAGCAGGGTAAACTAAAAGTAATCTAATTTTTAATTATGGAAGAAAAAACTGCTGACGAAATCGCTAAGATTTTTTCTGCTGCTGGTGATAGCGTAACTGTTATTGGCACTGCTCAAACATCAGATGAAACTGATACTGAATTTAAAGAGAAAATTCAAAGAAACGTAGAACATCTTGAAATTATCAAGGCTTACAAAAAGCTAGATGAGACAACCTCTATTTGGACATCAGAGGATTTCACTGCTATTGATGCAGCTATAGTTAGTGGTAAGAAACTCTACTAAATTATGAATTTACAAGAAAGACTACAACAACTTGCTCAACAAAGAGAGCAATTATGGATTGCATTGCATGAAACTAACGGAGCGATGAAGATTTTGGAACAACAGATCCTTGAGACTCAATCTGTACCCGAATCAGACCAGCCATCAGATACAAAGGCATCAAACCAAGAATCAAAAATAGAGTCATCAAAGTTAAAGGCATAGCTAACATTCTTAATAATTCTCTAAGCATTATGTTTAATAAAATTTGTCAAGTAGCTTCATTATTGTCTCTTTTATTATCAGGGTCAATGGCAGCTTTTGGTTTTGTAGCTATAAGGTATATGCAAAGCCCTGAGTTTGAAAGAACTCTCAAGAATAAATTGATGGGAAGTTTAGAAAATAAAATGCCAGATGTTATGAAAAACACCCTCCCTGACTTCACAGGTCCATCTATAGAAATTCCAAAGAAACAGGTAAGCCCTCTTGGAAATACCCAGAATTGATATACCGCAGATACAAATAAAAGAGATATATATTCCAAAAATAAAAACTTGGGAACAATATCCAACAACGCTGGACATAATAGATAAACCAAAGCTTGATTATCCAGTAGTTAATATTCCATCTTTTGAGCCTCTTGAATATAACCCTGATAAATTTATACCAACCGATCCTATAAAACAGCCTGAGCAAAAGCAACCTGAAATACCTCAACCGCCAGAATACAAACCCAAAGTCAAGAAAGATAAAGAGTTTTTTATTAAATGCCCCAACGAGACTAACATTCCAGTAGGGTCGTTTGCTAACGATCTTAAGCTAGATAAAGTCGTTTCTCACAAACTTTCTGAAGATGGAAAAGTCTGCTACGAAGTCTACGAACCATCCACCTTTATTGAGAAATGGATTCCTAGCCCTCCTATTCTTGTCAACACTTCAATTATTGCTGTTACTGCGGCTTCAAGTCCTATCATAGCCAACCTTCTTAAAAACCTTATCAAGACTGCGATCAAGAAGCTGACAAAGAAAAAAGATGAGGTAAAATAAAAAAGTAGCAAGCCCAGCACCATGTCATTAACTTGACCACTGCTCTGTTGGATAGACTTGCTGCTTAAAGCAACCAGACCCATTATCAAGCTGTTAACTCAACCTCTGCTCTGTTGGAGCGTCAGTTGCTTTTTAATTTATGAGTATGCGGTATAACTTGACCCATTTTTTCTACAACTTCCACATCCTCGCATAGAGAGTAATATTTAGAATCCTCAGTGAACCGTATTCCGTCACGATAAAGTTGGCCACAATTTTTTAATCTTGCCAATTCGTAGTTCAGTCTTTCCTTTGATAATATTTGCCTTTGTATTTTTTCTTGAGTCGTTGCACTTTTTAAACACGCATCTTGAAAGCGTTTATCAAGCGGAACAGATATGGTTGCAGCAATTCCAAAGTTAAAAGAGGTCGCATCTTTGTTGCCACTATAATTTTCTCGATGGAAAAGAATCTCACCAGCGTTTGTAAGGTTCCCATTTGAGTCTGTAGCCTCGTTATAAACTGGCGTGTGATAAATATAGTCTTGAGGTCGTTTGATCGCTACTGAGGTCGTTGCAAATGGGCTGACGCTTAATGTAGCTCCTGAGCATTT